ATGGAAACCAAGCAGGAAACGCCGAAGGCCAAGCCGGCCATCGTGCCGCAAAGCGCGGCCTCTCTCATCGACAGGGCCCTCGCTCAGCCGTCGACCGGGTCAACGCCATCGTCGCAGCCAACGAGGCTGCCCGACAGGCTGCTGGAACGGCTCTGGGTGAAGATGACCGAGATGTACGGGCACCGCTGGACGTCGAGTTTTGGCGACAACCCGAATCCTGACGGCGCCTGGGCTACGGTGCTCCAGGGGCTGACCGGCCAGCAACTGGCCCACGGGCTCAACATGCTGACGTTCATGGGCAGCCGGTTCGACTGGCCGCCGGCGGCGCCGACATTCCGGGAGCTCTGCTTGAGCGTCCAACCGGAGTCGCTCGGCCTGCCGGACCACGACACCGCGTTCCATCAGGCCCTGGCGTGCCGCTACCGCCACCAGGTGGTCAAGGCCGCCGCCGAGGCCACCGGCGTTTTCGATCTGCGCACCGGTGAGGTGAACGACGATCGCCTCCGCAAGCGCTTCGGGTTCCACTACGCCGAGATGGTCCGGCGGTGGGCAAACAACATCCCGCTGAGCCAGCCCGTCGTCCACGCGATCGAGCATGACACCGGGAAGAGCCTGCTGGATCTGGCCGAGGATGAGGCCGAGCAGCAGCTCCGCCGGCGGATGCAAGCCCAAGGCCTGGATGGGCTCAGTGGCGCCCAGGCTCGGGAACTGCTGCTGGCCAAGATGCGCCGGAAAGCGCCGGAGGTGCGCCGTGATGCATGACAAGTACAAGCTGGCGATCATTCGTCACGAGAAGGCCAAGCAGGTCGTGCAGGGACTGTCCCGAGACATCGGCGCTGCGATCAACAGTTGTCCGATCTCGATTCGAGCGCAGTCCTGGGACACGCCGAACAGCGAGCGCGATGAACTCTGGGATGAGGCATCGGGCAAGCACAAGACCCACCTATGGCGTGCCTTCAAGCATCGGGAGCCTTCGGACTGCGGATATGGAACGGTTGGTCTCGGTGACGATGGCATAGACGACGCCCTTGCACCCGGCAGCGAATTCGAATGCGAGCACTGCCGCCGCGCCTACCAGTTGATCCGAGACCGCCGTTGCGCGAAGCAGGAACTCGGACGCGCTCGTCTTTCGATTCGGGCGCTGGGGCGCGCTGCGCTTGAGGAATCGACCCATGACTGATCTGCGCCCAGTGCTGTTCACGGTCCCCGGCGAGCCGGTGGGGAAGGGGAGACCGCGTATCGGTCGCGTCGGCGCCCACGCCAGGCTGTTCACGCCGGCGAAGACCGTGGCCTACGAAGGCTTGGTGGCCATGGCCGCGCAGGAGGCAATGGCGGGGCGCCCGCTGATCGCCGGCCCTGTGCTCATCGAACTGAAGATTTATCACCAGGTCCCAGCGTCCTGGTCGAAACGCAGGCGTGCCCTGGCTCTGGCCGGGGAGATCGCTGCCATGCGCAAACCGGATGTGGACAACTGCCTCAAGGCCATCTGCGATGCCTGTAACGGCGTTGTATGGCGTGACGATGTTCAGGCCACTGATGGTGTATTCCGTCGGCGCTGGAGCGAAACGCCAGGCGTGCACGTGAAGATCGTCCCTCTCCTCGAGGGCGAGCAGTGACTACAGGAAACTACAGGGGAGAGTCGAAATGAGACTGATCAGCGCGCGCCAGGCGTGGCAGGACGCGTACCACATCCCGGGCGCGTCGGTGATGGCGAAAGCCATCGAAGATGCCGAAGAGGCGACACGGAAGACCAGGGCGAAGCGTCGCAAGAAACTGGTGGCCCGCTTCCCCGAGGGGTACCAGGGCGAGAGCAAGGAGCCGGAGGGCCTGTTCCCCATCGACTCCCAGATCATCGCCGCTTACGAGACGCGGACCGGGCGGGCCGCGGGAAACCTGAACCGCTGCCAGCACATGCTCGCCGCCGGCAAGGTGATGCATGCGATCAGCACGCTTCCGGCGCCACTGCAGCACCTCGGCCACTTCCTGTACTCGCCGCTGGCGAACGGGGTCGACCAGAACCGCGCGCAGTCCTTCCTGTACTTCTCGGCGGATCTCCCGAAGATGAACAAGCCCCGCCAGGAGGTCGCTTACTGGGTGGCCTTGGCGGCGATGCACTCGTGGAAGGACATGGTCAACGGCCGGGAGGAGTGGTGGCCGGGTAAGGTGATCCAGTTCCTGGCGGACTGGCCGGGGTTCGTACTGTACGCCGCGAATTGGGAGCGTGACTGGGCGGCGATCTGGGAGATTTTCATGCAGGAGCTCAACCGGCTGGACGCCCAGGCTCTGGTGCCGGTGGCGCAGGTGGTTGCGGCCCAACGAGACGCCGCTTGACATTTTGATAAGAGATTTGGGAGTATTTTCCCAGTTTGCGAAGTAGCACCCAACCAAAAGATTCCCCCGAAAACCCGGCCCTGGCGCCGGGTTTTTTCGTTTCTGGAGCACCCCATGGCTGAACCGACGAGCAGCGGAGCAGTAGCAGCAGCCGGCGCCGTCGGGCTCACTGCCACCGCGATCATCCCCGGAGTCGACGTCAATGCTGTGATCGGCGGCTTCGCCGGCGCGCTGCTGTTCGTGCTCTGGGCTCACGACCTGACCATGGCCAGGCGCCTCGGCTACCTGCTGGCGTCCTGGGTGGGCGGCTACTACGCAGCCACCGAGGCTGTCGGGCGGGGCGCGACTCAGTTCTCCGGACTTCCCGCGCTGGTCACCGCCGCGCTGATCGTCACCATCCTGATCGGCGTGCTCGACTGGATGATCGGTGGCCGCGCGCCGGCATGGCTCCAGATCGTTCTGCAGCGCATCGTCGGCATGATCGGAGGCCGGAAAGATGGTTGACCTGGTGACCCTGGCGGCTGCGGCCGTCTGCGGCGCTATCAGTTGCCGCATCTTCACGTACCAGCGCCACGGTGCAACGTACCGGTTCGGCGTCTCGCTCTGCGCGTACATCCTCGCCGCTGGGACCGGCATGCAGGCGCTGTCGATCAGCCTGGCCGTGCTGATGGCGCGCCACGCGACGCCGATATCGCCGTATCTGCTGGCGGTCCTGGTTGTGCTGCTGGTGCTGGTCTACCGCAACAAGGGCAACATCGCGCCCATCCTGAGGCTCAGTTGAGGTGATCCATGGCGCTGACCAAGAAACAGCGCCTGTTCGTCGACGAGTACCTACTTGATCTCAATGCGACGCAGGCCGCGATTCGGGCCCGCTACAGCGCCCGGCGCGCGGCGGAGATCGGCTATCAACTGCTCCAGCGGCCGGAGGTTGCCCAGGCCATCCAGGCCGCCATGGCCGAGCGGTCGAAGCGCACCGAGGTCGAGGCCGACTATGTGATCCGGCGGCTCCGCGAGATTGACGAGATGGACGTGCTCGATATCCTCGAGGACGACGGTTCGTTCCGGTCGATCCGCGACTGGCCCCGGGTCTGGCGCCAGTTCCTGTCCGGCATCGAGATCGCCGAGTTGTTCGAGGGCCGCGGTGACGACCGCCGCATCGCTGGCGTGCTCCGCAAGGTCAAGTGGCCGGACAAGCTCCGCAACCTGGAGCTGCTGAGCCGTCATGTCGGCACCGAGTCGGCTGCGCTGGACCTTGAGTTGAAGCGCCTGGACGTGGCGAAGAAGCGCGCCGAACTGAAGCTGCTGGAGAGCCCCGAGGACGATGCGCCGCCGACCAGCGTGGCGGTGACCATCATCGATGCGAGGGTGCGCGATGCCGACGCTTAACGTGCCTCAGGCGAAGTTCTTGGCGCTTCCGCACAAGTTCTGCGGCTTCGTGGCCGGATTCGGCTCCGGCAAGACCTGGGTGGGCTGCTCTGGCCTCGCCCAGCACGCCTGGGAGTGGCCGCGCATCAACGCCGGCTACTTCGCACCGACCTACGCCCAGATCCGCGACATCTTCTATCCGACGATGGAGGAGGTGGCTTTCGACTGGGGGCTGCGGACGAAGATCAACCAGGCGAACCATGAGGTTCACCTGTACAGCGGTAGCGCCTACCGCACGACGATCATCTGCCGCTCCATGGAGAAGCCGCAGACCATCGTCGGCTTCAAGGTCGGCCGCGCGCTGAGCGATGAGATCGACGTTTTACCAGCGCAGAAGGCTCAGCAGGCCTGGCGCAAGATCATCGCGCGGATGCGCTACAAGGTGGACGGCCTGCGCAACCGTGTCGACGTCACCACCACCCCGGAGGGCTTCAAGTTCGTCTTCCAGCAGTTCGTGAAGCAATTGCGCGAGAAGCCGCACCTGCAGGACCTATATGGCCTGGTCCAGGCCAGCACCTACGACAACGAGGCGAACCTGCCGGACGACTACATCGATTCGCTGATGGAGTCGTACCCGCCGCAACTGATCGCGGCGTATCTGCGCGGCCAGTTCGTCAACCTGACGGCGGGCACCATCTACACCGCCTACGACCGCACTCTTAACGCCTCGCAGGAGACGGTTCAGCCAGGCGAGCCGATATTCGTGGGTATGGACTTCAACGTCGGCAAGATGGCCGCCGTCGTGCATGTGAAGCGCCTGGGCCTGCCGCACGCGGTCGACGAGATCGTCAACGGGTACGACACCCCGGACATGATCCGCCAGATCAAGGAGCGGTTCTGGCTGTACGCCGACGGCGACTATCGGCCAACCCGCCAGATCAGGATCTACCCCGACGCCTCCGGCGACTCGCGCAAATCGGTACGGGCCAGCGAGACCGATATCGCGCTGCTCAAGCAGGCCGGCTTCGTCGTCTCGGCGCCCGCCGCCAACCCGCCGGTCAAGGACCGGATCAACTCCATGAACGCCATGTTCTGCAACGCCAAGGGCGAGCGCCGGTATCGAGTCAACCCCGACCGGTGCCCGGCCTATGCCGACGCCCTGGAGCAGCAGGTGTGGGGCGCAAACGGCGAGCCGGACAAGTCCGCCGACATCGACCACCCCAACGACGCGGGTGGCTATTTCATCCACAAGGAATACCCGATCACGAAGTATTCCCTCGCAGGTGTTTCCTAATGGGCGTAGTCCGCTTCCTGAGCGACAAACTGGTCAACTTCGTGGCCAACTTGGGCACGGAGCGAGACAAGGCCGCCGGCAGCTTCTACGCGCCGGTCGTGCTCACCGATGAGCAGTTGCACAACGCGTATCGCGGCGCCTGGTTCCCGCGCAAGGTCGTCGATATCCCGGCGAAAGATGCGACCAGGCGCTGGCGGGCATGGCAGGCCAGCAAGGCGCAGATCGAGAAGATCGAGGCCGAGGAGAAGCGCCTGCAGGTTCAGGCTCGCACCAAGGAAGCTCTGACCAAGGCGCGGCTGTGGGGAGGCGCAGCGATCTTCATCGGCACAGGCGAAACTGACACCAGCAAGCCTCTGGTACCCGAGCGCGTCCAGGCCGGCGGCATCAAGTATCTGACGGTGATGAGCCGGCGCGACCTGTCGGCAACCGAGCAGGATCGTGACGTCATGTCACCGAACTACGGCAAGCCCAAGGCCTACCGGCTCGGCGGCAGCGCGATCGAGATTCACCCGTCCCGGCTGGTGATCTTCACCGGCGCCGACATCCCTGACCAGGACCTGGCCAGTGGCAATCAGTTCGGCTGGGGAGACTCGGTCCTGCAGGCCGTGTTCGAGGCCATCCAACAGATCGACAGCACCATGGCAAACGTGGCCAGCCTCATCTTCGAAGCGAAGGTCGACGTGATCCGTATCCCCGACTTCATGCAGGGGATGCAGGACCCGAAGTACGAGAAGCTGGTGCTGGAGCGCATGCGTCTGGCGGCCATGGCGAAGGGAATCAATGGCACTCTGATGCTGGACAAGGACGAGGAGTACGACAGCAAATCGGCGAACTTCGGCACGCTGCCGGACATCATGGACCGCTTCATGCAAGCGGGCTGCGGCGCTGCCGATATTCCGGCCACCCGCATGCTCAGCCAGTCCCCCGCCGGCATGAACTCCACTGGTGAGGCCGACCTGCGTAACTACTACGACCGCATCCAGTCCAGCCAGGAACTCGACATTACGCCGGCCATGTCGGTGCTGGACGAGTGCCTGGTGCGGTCCGCGCTGGGCAGCCGACCGCCGGAGATCCATTACGTCTGGAACAGCCTCTGGCAGACCACGGCGAAGGAGCGGGCGGACATCGGGAAGATCACCGCCGAGACTATCAAGACCATCGCCGAGACAAGGCTCTTCCCCGAGGACGCGCTCAGCAAGGCTGCCGAGACCCTGCTGGTCGAGAACAGCGTGATGCCCGGTCTGGAGTCGGCGCTGGAGGAGTTCGGCTCCGAAGTCCCCGAGGGCGAGCAGGACGAGGAGGGTGGCAACGGATCGTCCAGCCAGGCGCTGAACGACGCGGCACCTCGCACGCTGTACGTCTCGCGCCGGGTGCTGAACGCCGGCGCGATCATTGACTGGGCGAAGGACCAGGGCTTCGAGACCACGCTCCCGGCCGACGACCTGCACGTCACCATCGCCTACAGCCGGACGCCCGTCGACTGGATGAAGGTCACCCAGGCCTGGACGGTCAAGCCGAACGGAAACCTGACCTGTTCAGCCGGCGGCCCGCGCCTGGTCGAGCAGTTCGGCAAAGGGGCCGTGGTTCTGCTGTTCAACTCCTCTGACCTGACCTGGAGGCACGTCGAAATTCGCGATGCCGGCGCCAGTTGGGACTGGCCGGACTACCAGCCCCACATCACCTTCACCTACCAGCCCGGCAGCGTCGACCTTGACCAGGTTGAGCCGTACCGCGGCGTCATCGAGCTCGGCCCGGAGGTCTTCGAAGAGATCGTCGAGGGCTGGGCGAATCGCCTCGACGAGGAATAACGATGCTTCTTCATGACTCCGTGTCGGTGTCCGGCGTTCGCCGGACCGCTGACGGCTACCTCGTGGCCGATGCCCGGGTAGCGCGCACTGGCATTCAGGAATACCTGGGTTCCGAGGTCGGCAAGCCCGACATGCCCATTGTCCGCGTGTACCGGCCGCCCGAATCGGTGTTCCACAAGGACGCCATGCACTCCTACGCCTACCGCCCCATGACCAACGGCCATCCACCAGGCGGCGAGGTGAACGCCAGCAACTGGAAGGAACTGGCCGTGGGCCAGACAGGTGGCGAAGTGCTGCGCGATGGCGATTTCGTCCGCGTGCCCTTGGTGCTGATGGATGCCGACGCCATTCGCGATTACGAGGACGGCAAGCGCGAACTGTCGATGGGCTACAGCGCCGAGGTGATCTTCAAGGATGGCGTCAGCCCGGAAGGTGAATCGTATGACGCCTATCTCGGCCCCATGAAGATGAACCACCTCAGCCTCGAGGATCGAGCTCGAGGAGGCGAGCAACTGCGCATCGGGGATTCGCGCACCCCCGGCGCCAAGAAACCTGCGCAAACAACCCCCACAGGAGGCCATGACATGGCTGATGCACTCCGCAAACTCCTGGTCGATGGCCTCACGATCGAGACCACCGAGCAGGGCGCCCAGGTCGTCGAGAAGCTGCAGAAGCAACTCGGCGACGCCGGGGCGAACCTCAAGACCATCCAAGACGCCCACGCCACCGCGATGGCAGCGAAAGACGCCGAACTGGCGAAGAAGGACGCCGAAATCGATGGGCTGAAGGCCAAGGTACTGAGCGACGCCGACATCGACAAACTGGTGCGTGAGCGCGCCGACCTGATCGCCAGCGCGATGCTGATCGCTGACGGCGACTATGCCGGCAAGTCCGCCGCCGAGATCCGCAAGGCGGCTGTCGTGGCCAAGCTGGGAGACGCCGCGATCAAGGACAAGCCGGAGGCGTACATCGCCGCCCGCTTCGACATCCTGCTCGAGGATGCCGCCAGTAACGACCCGGTGCGTGTCCATCTGAAGCAACAGGACAGCAAGCCGACGAACCCGGCTGACAACGGTCAGGCGGCCTACGAGGCCCGTGTTAACGGCGCCTGGAAAGGAGGTGATAAATAATGCCCGCCGTTCAAACCACCTACAGCGCGAACATCCGCCCCGGCCTGCCGGGAATGATCGTCGACGAAGTCCCGAAGACCCTGATCTCCCGCACTGTCGAGGCCTCTGCTGGCCTGGCGTTCGGCATCCCGGTCATGCAGGGAACCGCCGACAAGGCCGGCCGTGCGCCGACTACTGGCGATACCGCCGCGAAGTTCGTCGGCATCAGCGTCCGCGACCGCTCCGTCAAGGCCGAGGCTAACCAGTACAGCCAGTACGAGTCGGCCCGCGTCATGACCGAGGGCGCCATCTGGGTGACCGCTTCCGTGCAGGTTGCCGCAGGCGATCCGGTCTACTTCGTGCCGGCCACCGGCGCCTGGACCAACGTCGCGACCGACAACGTGCAGGTTGCCGGGGCGCGCTTCGACACCAGCACCACTGGCACCAATCAACTCGCTCAAGTCCGCCTGGGCTAAGGAGAAACCATGAGCCGATTCAAGCTGCTCGACGCCCAGGCCGCCCTGGGCTTCGTGGTCTCGCAGACCACCTACATCGAGCGCCAGGTCAACGAGATCGTCTACCCGGATATCCAGTATCCGCAACTGATCCCGGTCGACACCTCGGCGCCCGAGTGGATCAAGACCGTCACCTTCTACTCCGCCGACAAGGTCGGGAAGGCCGACTGGGTCAACGGCAACGCCGACGACCTGCCGCTGGCCAGCACCGAGCGCTCGAAGTTCGAGTCGAGCGTGCACATGGCTGCCATCGGCTATGGCTATGGTCTGGAAGAGATCAGCCAGGCGCAGATGCTCGGCATCAACCTGACCGGTGACGATGCCGCCGCCGCGCGTCGCGCCTACGAGGAGTTCGTGGACCGCGTAGCCCTGGCGGGTGACGCGTCCAAGGGCTTCAGTGGCCTGTTCAACTACCCGGGTGTTACCGCGGGCTCCGCCGTCACCGGGAACTGGGAAACCGCCACCGCCGACCAGATCCTGGCCGACGTGAACACCGCGCTGACCCTCCAGACGCAAGGCACGCTGTTCACCGCGTTCTCCGACACCCTGCTGCTGCCTTACGCGAAGTTCCTACTGATCGCCACCCGCAAGGTGAACGAACAGGGTCTGGAGACGATCCTCACCTACCTGCAGAAGAACAACGTCTACACCGCCACCACTGGTCGCCCGCTCACCATCCGCGGCCTGAACGGCCTGGATGCCGCAGGCGCCGGCGGCACCGCGCGCATGGTCAGCTACCGCCGCGATCCGTCGGTGCTGAAGATGCATATCCCGATGCCGCACCGCTTCCTGCCGGTGTACCAGGCCGGTCCGATCCGCTGGGAAGTTCCCGGCATCTTCCGCCTCGGTGGCGTGGATATCCGTCGTCCGGCGGAAGTTCGCTACACCGACGGCATCTGACGGGGGTGGACCATGGCGCTCATCACCAATACCAACCGCATCACCCCCATCGGCCTGCCGAGCGGTGCCGTCATCCCGCCGGGCGCGTCTGTTGACGTGCCCGAGTGGGACGATATCAAGGACCGCAAGAACCTCGCCTTCTACGTGGTCACCGGCGTGCTGGTGGTCGAGGGCGGCGTGCAGAGTGACGGCCAGGGCGGCGAAGAGGCGTACCGCCAGCAACTGTTCGCCGAGCTGAAGGCCCTAGGCGTGAATGCCGGCGCCAACAGCAAGACCGAGACCCTGGTTTCGAAACTGGCAGAGGTCAAGGCCAAGGCCACGCTGCCCGCTGACGAAGCGGCTCAGAAACAAGCGCTGATCGAGCAACTGGCCACCCTCGGAGTGCCGGCTGGTCCTGATGCCTCTCTGGAGGAACTCCAGAAGGCCCTGGCCGACAAGCTGGCCGAGCAGCAGTAATACCCGCCTCATGGATGGTCGACCGGGCCAGGATGGCCCACCTATTCGAGAACGATGATGGCCGACTTCTACGGAACCGTGGCTGGTGCTGATGCCTACCACCATGCCCGGGGCAATGCCGCCTGGGCGGCTGCTGCTGAGGCCGACAAGGAAGCAGCTCTGGCCCGGGCATCAGCCTACATCGACGGCCTCGGCACCCAGCAGCCGGTCTCTGAATGCGTGCTGGTCTTTCCTGGCAAGAAAGCCGGAGGGCGAGCCCAAGCACTGCAATGGCCGCGCGCAGGCGCCGTTGACCGTGACGGGGAGCCCGTTCCGGCTGATGAGGTGCCGCGGGAGGTCGAGCAGGCCACCTACGAGGCCGCGCTGCGCGAACTGTTGAAGCCCGGCAGCCTGAATCCGGACTACGTTGCGACCACCGCGGTGAAACGCGCCAAGGTCGGGCCGCTCGAAACCGAGTTCTTCGGCCCAGCCGAAGGCGACGAGCAGCCCAACAAGCCCTTCGTGGGGGTCATCAACGATCTCTTGGCGCCGATCATGGTGTTGCGGTGCCCGATGCCAGCGGTATTCACGGTATGACCGAAGCCGAGATCCTGCGCGCAATCGAGGGAAAGGAGCCGGCGTTGCAGAGGGCGTACCTGGACCGGGTCAGGTCGGTGACGGATGCCGCTGTCGTGGCTGAGATCGAGCGCTACATCAACGAGCAGGATGAGGATTCCATTGTCTCGGTGCTGTCGCTGGGGTTGCTGGCGGTGTTCCTGGAGCAACTGCGGTCCACCTACCTGGCCGGCGCGACCCTCGAAATCAAGTTTTTCCCGGGACGGCCGGTCCCGGAGTTCGACCCTGTAGGCCCGGGGCCGTCGACCTGGTTATCGGAGCATGCCCGCGTCCTGCAGCGCGACATCGATGATGCTACGCGCCTGGCTGTCCGCCACACGATCCAGATGGCCGACCTCCTGGGGCGCCCGCCGCGCGCGACAGCACTCGATATCGTCGGCCGGCGAAGCCCGCAGACCGGGCAGCGAACCGGTGGAATCACTGGACTCTCAGGCAACTACGCCCAGGCAGTGGCCAACGCCCGCGCCCAGTTGCTCAGCGGGGACCCTGCGCAGATGCGCCAGTACCTGACACGCACTCGCAGGGATCGGCGGTTCGACAGGTTGGTCGAGCGAGCCGTCGAGGCGCGTCGCCCGGTCCCGTCGGCGGATGTCGATCGCATCGTAGGCCGCTATTCCGAGCGACTGCTGCGGACCCGTGCCGAGCAGATCGCCGCGACTGAGGCACACGACGCCTTCAGCGCCGGACGGGATCAGGTCTACGAGCAACTCGTCGCCAATGGACTGGAGCGCAGCAGAGTCCTGAAGACCTGGCACAACGTCGGCGACAACCGCGTTCGGCACACTCATTCGCCGATGCAGGGCCAGCGACAGCAACTCGGTAGTCCGTTCGTGACGGGCGGTGGCGCGCTGCTGATGTTCCCCGGTGACCAGACGCTTGGGGCCGGCGACAACGAAACCGCCGGCTGCCGGTGCTGGGTCGAGTACGAAATCGGAGGTATCCGTGCGTGACGAAATGCAGGCTATTTTCGGCCAGATGTTCGACAGCGTGTTCAGCGAGTCGGTGACCTCGTTCGCTGGCGAGTATCCGGGGCCGGGCGTCTTCGATCCGGTCACCGAGACCACCACCAGCCAACCCGTGCGGTACTCCGGGCGCGGGGTCTTCCACAACTACGAGGCCAACCGCATCGACGGAATCAACATCCTGGTCGGCGACATCCAACTGATCGCTCTGATCAACGAGGTGTCGGACCAGCCCGCCGTCGGCCATGAACTGAGCACTACCGACGTGGTGCCGATCCTTGGTGGGCCGTTGGCGGGCTATCGCATCGTGCGCGTTGGCGGTGATCCCGCCGGCGTGCATCACGATCTGCAGTTGAGGAAAGCGTGATGGCAAAGGGGAAGGGAGGAAGGTCCTGGAGCATCCCTCCGTCGGCTTTCGCCGAGAATGTCGGGCAGGCCGTGGCCAACCACCAGCGGCGGCTGACCATCGAAATGCTCGAGCAGATCACCATCCGCGCACCGGTACTCACCGGCCGGTTCAAGGCCAATAACCTGGTCAGCGTCGGCGAGCCGGTCTTCTATTCGGTGAACCGCTACGACAAGGACGGGAACGAGACCTTGGCTTATGGCGAGGCGGCCCTGGCCGGCCTGGCTCCGTACTCGGTGGTCTACATCCAGAACAACCTGATCTATGCGCCGCCGTTGGAGGATGGTCACTCCGGCCAGGCCCCGGCGGGCATATATGGCGTCAGCTTCCATAGCGTCACGGCGAGACATTCATGACCTTCGAACAGATCCGGGCAGTCATCATCACGCGCATGACCGAATGGGCCGCGATCCCGGGCGATGACGTCGATTACCCGAACAACCCAAAGGGCCCGTTCAAGCCGGACGGGAGGCCGATCTGGGCGCGCCTGGCGGATATCCCTGGCGCCTCTGCGGCTACCGAGATCGGCAACGGCCCCTGTGTTCGCCGCAGCGGCCTGATCATCGTGCAGCTCTTCGTGCCGACCTACAAAGGCACGCTGCTGCTGACTCGGACCGCCGATACGCTGCGCGAGCACTTCGAGTTCTACAGCGACCCGGTCCTGCCGTTCGAGTGCTTTGCCGTCTCCCAAGCCGTTCCCGGCGATGATGGACACGGCTGGTACCAGGCCAACCTGACGATCCCCTACCGGGCTGGTTGAGCCCGACTCACCCACCGCCGCACGGCGGTTTTTTTTCGCCTATCACAGGAGAAACGCCCCCATGAGTAGCGGCGCAAAGGTCCAGCTTGCCTGGATCAAAGAGGTAACCCCCGGCGTCACCCCGCCGGGCGACTGGCACACGCTCACCCGTATCAGCAACGGGGTGACACCGACCTACAACTCTGAGGCCAACAACGAGATCGGTGCCGACCGTATGGCCCAGGGTACCGCCATGACCACCGTCGACGTTGGCGGTGACATCGAGAGCAAATGGCGCTACGGGGCGCTGGATGAGTTCATGGCCTCCTGCTTCGGCAAGAACTGGGTCGCGAACGTCCTGACCATGGGTAACGACCGCATCTCCTTCTCCCTGGCCACCTATGCCGCGGATATCGGCGTCGCCGGTATCGCCCGTGGCGCCCAGGTTGCGACGATGGCGTTCGACTTCCCGGGCGACAACGAGATCACCGTCACCACCACGTTCGCTGCCACCAGTTGGAGCGATAAGGCCGATGACACCTCGTTCATCGTCAACGCCCAGCCGGAGCCGGCGCAGCGCCGCTACTCGTTCAAGGACATCAGCGGCCTGAAGCTCAACGACCAGCAGGTGGGAGAGGGCAATGCCTGCGTCGACAGCTTCAACCTGCAGTTCGACAACGCGGTACAGACCCAGCGCTGTATCGGCAACGGCAACCCGTTCCCGGGCAACATCATCCCCACGACTTTCACGCCGTCGGGATCGATCACGATCAGTTGGTCGAAGATGGCCTATCAGCTCTGGAAGGCACAGCAGACCGGTGACGCCATCAGCTTGGAGTTCACCGTCAGCAATGCCGACGGCGGCTATCGCATCAGCCTCCCGGAGATGGAGGTCAACGGGTCCTGGCCGGATGCCAGCGCCGAGGAAATCGTCCAGGTCGAACTGAACTACACCGCGCGCCGTATCCCGCCGACCATCACCCGCCTGCCGGCGCCGATCGTGATTGCAAGTGTCACCGTCACGCCGGATACCGCCTCGGTCGCCGCCGGTGAAACCGTAGACCTGGAAGCCGAGGTTCTACCGGCCGGCGCCAGCCAGACCGTCACCTGGTCCACCTCCGATGCAGCGATCGCCACCGTGAACGACACCGGCCTGGTCACCGGCGTGGCCGTAGGCACCGCAACGATCACCGCTACCAGCACCGCGGACCCGACCAAGACCGATACCTGCGCGATCACCGTAACCGCGTAACCCCTTGCCTGGCGCGCCCTGCGGTGCGCGCTGGGCCTTTTTACCGCAGAGGAACACATGGCCATCACCCTGAAGAAAAAGCCCGAAATCGATCTGTATGGCACCCGCTGGCTGCATCTCAAACTGGACGAACAGGGGCATCTGTCGCCTTGCGGCGTAGAAGCGGAGGCCGACCTTTCGCTGTTGGTGGCGTCGACTGGCGATCCGCTTTTCCAATCCCACCACGCGATGATCAACCGCCACATGCAGGCGATCGATGCTCAGGCCGGCGTCGGAACCAGCCAGTTCAGCCCGCTGACTCTGGCCGATGTTCAGTTCGACAATATCGACGACCTGCTGATTGGCCTGGTGGCCAGGCACATCATCAAGGACTGGAAGGGTGTGCAGGACGAGGCGGCGCCCGGTGTGCCCGCCGACTACACGCCGGAGCGCGGCCAGGCGCTGATGCGCCAACACCCCGATGCCTACTGGCTTGCGCTCAAGACCGGCACCGACATCGCGGTTCGCGCGGATCTGCGTACCCAGGAGACCGTGGGAAAGTCCTGAGCGCGTATCGCTGGGCTCGGGACTGGGCGGGGCCCGACAACGAGAAGAAGCGATGGAAGCATGAACGGTTCGGGCTCCCGGTCCCTGCGGAGCCCACCATAGACGCCGTCTGCGCCGAGGTGCTCGAGGCCTACCACCGGATCAGCAGGGGCCGGCAGTTCATCGGCATGATCGGCGCGCCGGCCCCGCTTTCTCACCGCGATATCGACGCCTACCTCCTGCGTTACCCCACCGCCATCCCCATCGCCGAGTTCGAGGCGGCGGTCCTCGCGCTCGACGACGAGTACCGCGTCCAGTGGGCCGCGGCGCAATCAGAACCTGCTGAACAAGAACCCGGAGACCGCCATGGCGGAAGAAAGTCGCCTATCAATAATCATCGACTCCAGGGGCGCTGAGAAGAACGCGACCAGTCTTAGCGACGCGCTGGACCGGGTGGAGCGCAGCGGGGACGAAGCCGCCGGCAGCACCTCCCGCCTCAGTGAGGTGACTGTCCGCCTCGGCTCGAACATGAGCAAGGCTGCGGCCGCTACGGTTGCGTCGCTATCGCGCATCGAGCGCGCGACGGAGTCGACCAGTTCGCAGATGACGGCGCTTGTCTCCCGCGCTGTCGCCCTGGAAAACGCGATGTCGTCGGTGGGCCAGGGTATCGGTCGGCTCGACACCGGCATCACCCAGTCGAACGCGCAACTTGGGCAGTTGAACACCCAGATGTCGCATCTGGTGTCGACGTTCAGCACGTTTTCCCATGGGCAGAGCGCGATCAACGCGCAGTTGTCGCGCATCGCTGCGAACATGTCGCGGGCAGCGGACGAGACCCAGATCCTGGACCAGTCCACCAGCCGTGCGGGCCGCGGCGCGCGCGAAGCCGCGAGTGACCTCGACGCAGAACGCGCCGGCCTGGCGCGCCTGCTGGGGCAGATCAATCCCACTGTCGCGGCGCTCGACCGCCTCGACGACATGCAGCAACGGCTCACTCGCTACAAGAACTTGCGCCTGGTCGATGCTGAGACGGTGGCGGAGTACACCGAGCGGCTGAAGGCAATGCGCAATGCCCTGGGCGACGCCGAGGGCGGCATGAACCGCACTGGGATGTCGGCCAAAGCGCTGTCGGCGAACATGCGGATGCTGCCGGCTCAGATCACGGACATCGTTGTCGGCCTGTCCTCTGGTCAGGCCCCCTTGACCGTGCTGCTTCAGCAGGGCGGCCAACTCAAGGACATGTTCGGTGGAATTGGGCCGGCTGCGCGCGCCGTCGGGGGCTACATCGCCGGCCTGGTAAATCCCTACACCATCGCCGCCGCCGCCGCTGGCGTGCTGGCGTTGGCTTTCTACCAGGGCTCGGTGGAGTCGTCGCGCCTGACCAACGCCCTGGTCAAGAACGGCAACGCCGCCGGAACCACCGCCGGGCAACTCTCGGTCTTCGCGCAGCAGGTCGGGGCTGGGAACGCGACAGTAGCGCAGGCAGCCAGCGCGCTGACGCAACTGGCCGGCGCCGGCAACCAACTGACCATCCTCTACCCGAAGATCGCCGCGGCGGCGATCAGTTGGTCGAAGGTCACCGACCAGTCTGTCGAGGAGGTGGTCGACAGCTTCAATGACCTGGCCAAGAACCCAGTCGATGCGGTGAAGAAGCTCGACGACCAGCTCAACTTCCTGACCGCGAGCCAGTACGCGAACATCCAGTCGCTGCAGGAGCAGGGGCGCACAATGGATGCTGCTCGACTTGCGACCGAGGCATACGCCAACGCGCTGGCCAGTCGCTCCACGGAGATGGAGCAGAACCTGGGGGTGGTAGAGAAGGCTTGGAACGGACTGAAGAGTGCCGCGAAGTCAGCATGGGATGCCATGCTCGACATAGGCCGTACCGAGTCGCCGGAACAGCAACTGCAGAAGGTCTACAAGCAGATCGAGAATGCCCAGAAGGGCATTGGGCGAGGTGGCCGGGCCGCGTTTGGCCTGGGGATCAGCCAGCCCAGTCTCGATGCGCTATATAAGCGCGCCGCTGACCTTCAGGCGAAGATCGCCGCCGACGGCGCGAAGAACCTGGAGCAGGCAACGAACAACGCGATCCAGGCGGCCGGAAAGAAAGGCATCGATACGATCAACACGACGTTCGCCGCCGCGCAGACGCAGACCGAGAAGCTCCAGAAGCAACTGGTAGAACTCGACAAGGCTCGAAAGGCCGCCATGGAGGCGGGCGGATTCACAGCCGAGGAGGAGACCAAGTTCGCGGTCGCACGCAAGAACATCGAGCAGCAGATCGCCGACATCAAGGCGCGTGAGGCGAAGAAGAGCGCGCCGAAGACCCGCGGCCAGAATGTCGGCGTGCGTGAGGCTGACAATACCGCCTCCCGCTTGCTGGCCCAGTACGACCCGGCCGGCCAGGCTGTGCGCACCCTGACCAAGGAGCAGCAGCAACTCGACCTCGCTTGGCGCAAGGGCAAAATCACGCTCGACGAGTACGGCAAGGCCCTGGCGCAGGCCTCGCTGAACTACGCCGCGGCGATCAAGGGCGCCCAAGGGCTCACCGCAGCCGAGCAGTACCAAGCGCAGATGGAGCGGCAACTCTCGATTCAGCGCCAGCAGTACGCCGCCCAAGCCGCGGCGGTTGGCATGGGCGGAAAGGAGGCCGAACGGTACCAGCAGCGCCTCCAACTGGAGCAGCAGACCAACGACCGAGTCCTCCAGTTGCGGACCGAGTTGGCCCAGGCCACAACCGAGAAGCAGCGGCAGGAGCTTCAGGCACAGATCGACTTGACCAACGAGTATCTGCCACAGCAGGTCGCTGCGATGGAAGCGGGCTGGGCCCAGATGGACGCGGCCATGGCCAACCCCATCAACGGCTGGACCGCTGCGGTGCAGAACTTCGGCGCGCAAGCCGCCAATGTCGCGGGGCAGACGCAGAGCATTTGGACCAACGCATTCGACACGATGACGAACGGGGTCACTGACCAGTTCATGAGCCTGGACCTTTCCCTGAGGTCCATTGGTGATCTGAGCAAGGAAGTACTTCGGAACGTCCTAGCTGGCTTCGTCAAAATGGGCGTCCAGATGGCTGCTAACGCGGTCCTGAGCAGTACGATCCAGGCCGCCCAAACGACCCAGGCCGCAGCATCAGGGGCCGCTATTGCATCGGCGTATGCGCCTGCGGCCGCAACTGCATCTATCGCCTCTTTTGGCGGTGCCGCTGTTGCTGGCCTGGCGGCTATGACTGCTGCCATCCCGCAGATGCTGTCTCTTGTCGGATTCGCGAACGGTGGCTATGTGACGGGCCCAGGAACGGGGCGCTCTGACAGCATTCCGGCAATGCTCAGCAACGGCGAGTTCGTGGTGAATGCCGAGGCGACCAGGCGGAATCGGTCATTGCTCGAGGCGATCAACTCCAACGACCGGATTCCGAGCGGCAGCGCTGCGTCGAGCTCGTCCAGCGGTGCCACCGCTTCGGCTGGTCTCGCGCCAGAGGTCAACATCTTCAACGCGCCGCCCGGCACCCAGGCAAACGTCAGGATGGAGAACGCCCAGTGGGTGCTCGACGTCGTGTGCGGGAGCATGGAAGGCGATGGCCAGGTACACCAGGTCATGGCTGGTAAATATGGCGTTACCACGGTGGGACGGTAATGAGTGACGACATCATCAAATATCCGGCGCAACTGCCGCACCCGCTGCAACAGGGTTACGCCTTCGAGACGACGAACCCGAAGCTGTCTACCCCGATGGCTTCGGGCTACGTTCGAGAACGCCGGCGAACCCAGAGCGTACCCACCAGGGCGAAAGTCACCTGGAACATGGATAGCCAGCAGGCCGCCTTCTTCGAGGCGTGGTTCGCCCGTATCCTGGTGGACGGAACGAAGTGGTTCGAAGCGATGCTGCAGACGCCGCTTGGCTTCCTGCCGTACACCTGCCGGATTCTCGGGATGTACGAGGGCGCCGAACTGGTCCAGGTCAGGCGCTGGGAGTACAGCGCGACGCTCGAACTGCGCGAACGCCCCCTGATGCCGCCAGGCTGGGAGGAGTTCCCGGACTACTGGTTCAACATGAACATCCTGGATCTCGGGATGAACCGCGATGGCCACTGGCCGGAGGCATGAGATGGACCCACTCGAAGTTGCCTTCGCTTCGCCGGCCGACGAGGTGCTGATTCCAACCCTGGAGATCACCTGTGATGCCTGGCCGGCCCCGGTATTGCTGACGCACGGCTACGACAATGTCACCGCCGGCACCGAGGATGGCCGAACTCTGACATTCGAGGCCGGAGGGATCGATGCCTCGTTGCCGAAGTCGGACAACACCGGGAACCAGACGATCACCTTTGCCATCGACGGCGTGACCGGAAAATCCCAGAACCTGATCCAACAGGCCGTCGATGCAGAGAAGCGGGTTCGGCTGACCATGCGACTCTACCTCAGCACGGACCTCTCCAGGCCGAAGCGCGACTACCACATGACCGTCAAGAGCGGCGTGCTGGAGGTCGATCATGCCGAAATTCAGGCCGGCTACTTCGACCTGATTGGCACCCGCTGGCCCCGCGTCGACTTCAACTCCCAGAACGCACCCTGCATCAAGTACGAAGGCTGATCCATGCTCGATCGATATCTCGCCGCCGTCTACGAGGACGGCGGGCGCGAGCTGCCGCGCGTCGATTGCTGGGGACTCACCCGGCTGGCGCGTCATGAGCTCTACGGCATGCCCATGCTCTCCAGCTTCGGGGAGGTGAGACATACCAGCCCGCACCATTTCCAGCGCGCCTACCAGCGCCAGGTCCAGGCCGCCCTGGAAGAGTGCGAGCCGTTCGCCGGCGCCATCGCTGCCGGCATGGATGGGGCGGTCTGCGTCCACGTCGCCCTGGTCGTGGCCAGGGAAGGGCGGCTGCAAGTACTCGAAATCAATCCAGGGTCCGGCGCCCGCCTGGTGCGCCTGCAGGACTTCCTCGAAAACTTCACCCGGGTGATCTTCTACCGTGATCGAATTCTTCGCGAACAAGCTGGATCCTGAGCCGCTGCGCCAGTACCCCGTCCGCGCGCGGATGCCAATCGACACCTGGTTGCGTGGGAACGTGGCGAGCTATCGTCGCAATCGGCGCCGCATCCGCCGGGGTGAGTTGAACCCGGTAAGCATCTCGGTCAACGGTCGGCTCGTCCACTTCAGCCGCTGGCGCGTGACCGAGATCGGACCCGACGACGAGGTCCACATCTGGAAAGAGCCGAAGGGCATCGATCCGATCTCGATCACAATCGCCGCGATCAAGAGCGCCCAGGCGCTGTTTCGGTTGTTCATGCCTCGGATCAAGATGCCGAGCACCCAGAACCCGCGCCAAGGCGACCCGCTGGAGAGCGCGCGGACCAAGGCGAACCAGGTCCGCTACGGCGACATCGTCCGGGAGGCGTTTGGCCGGAACAAGATCTACCCCGACTACATCGTCCCGCAATGCCGGCGTTTCCCCAGCGAGCGGACGGAGTGGGTCCAGATGCTGCTGGCGGTCGGGATCGGCGACTACGAGATCCACGCCAGCGACATCATGATCGGCGACACCCCGATCATCTCGCTCGGCAATAACGCCCGCTACCACGTCTACCGGCCGGGTGAGAGCGTGGCCGGCGACCCGGCTGCGGAGTGGTGGCACTCGGTTGCCGAGGTCGGCGCCACGGCGACGGGCACCGCGGGGATCGACCTCCGGACTACCACCACGGTCGACCAGTCTGCAAATGCCCAGGCGTACCAGTTCGACGGCGACCTGGTCACCGTTCCCGTCGGGGCCGGCCAGTTCCCCACTGGCTGGGCTGCCGGGATGATCGTCCGCGTCGAAGTGATGTACCAGTACAACGTCACCGCAGGCACCGGAGTGGGCGGTCGAGACACAATCTCCGGCCCGCTCGCCCAGCTCGGCGCGTTCCCAGGCATGGTTATCGAGGTCACCGGGGCGAACGAAGGCATCTACGTCGTCAACAGCTACACCGCGCCGGCAGGGTCTACGCCAGCGTCGATGACGCTCAATACCACCAGCGGTGCCCCCGTTTCTGGGTTGCAGTACGGCACGGGCTGGGCGTGTATTGGCTACCGCGGGCTCCGGTACCGGATCACCGCTGCGAGCTCCAGCCAATTGGCGCTGGACCGGTTGACCGATACCGGCTCCGACGACACTGCCTGGCCTGGATTCGACTACATCGAGAGCAACTCGGCGGTCCTGAAACTGGACGGCTCCACGCTGGAGGGAGACTGGGCCGGCCCGTTCGCAGGGAACCCGGAGGCTGAGAAAGCCACCGCGATCGAGTTCGACTACATGTTCCCGCAAGGCCTCGGAGGGGTGGACAAGAAAGGGAGACTCTTCAACTGGCAGGTCGAGATCGAACTGCAGTGGCGCGACATGGCCCTGGCCGGCGCATGGACCTCGTACCGAGAGACCATCAGCCGGGCGACTCTGGACCAGATCGCATTCACGCGCCGGATCAACCTGCCGTATGCAATGCGCCCTGAGGTTAGGATGCGTCGGATCGGTGCGAAATCGACCGAGACCACCATCCAGGACACCGTGCAGTGGTACGGCCTACGGGCCAGGCTAGCGAGCCCGTCGTCGTACCCCGGAATGACCGTCATTTCAGTGGCGGTCGCCGGCGGCGGCCGCTTGGGTGCGCAGTCCGAGAATCGGGTCTCGGTGATCGGTACCCGGATACTCCCGACGCGCGAGAACGGCGCGTGGACGGAGCCGCGGCCTGTCCGGGATCTGGTGGCGCCGTTCTGCTACGTCGCGAAGTCCGTCGGCTACGAGGATGCAGACCTCGACCTGGTCGAGATCGATGCACTGGCCGATATCTGGGCGCAGCGAGGCGACACGTTCGATCACCAGTACGAGTCGACGTCGACGGTGAAGGAAGTGCTGGGCGACATCCTCGCCGCGGGATTCTCTGAACTGACCATTGGGCGCGGGCGGCTGCGTCCGGTTCGCGATGGGCTGCGCGAGGGTGTCGATCATCTCTACACCACGCCGGCGGCGAATGGCGAGGTCTGGGCCTACTCGGCGCAGAACATGAAGGGGTCGCTGTCCAGAACCTTTAGCACGCCAACTCCAGACGACAACGACGGTGTCGACGTCGAGCACATCGACGGCCGCACGTTCCAGAAACAGACAGTCAAGTGCCGGCTGCCTGGCCAGTTGGGGTTGAAGCCCGAGAAGGTTAGCGCGGTCGGGGTGAGCGACGTCAACAAGGCGTATCAGAAGGGCATGCGCCGAGCTGCAGAGCAGCGCTACCGGCGGTGGAACTACTCGTTCGAGACGGAGCTCGACGCGAACAACAGCGGCTATCTCAGCCTGGCCGCTGTGTCCGACGACACGCCAGGGAGCGGGCAGAGTGCATTCCTGAAATCGCTCAAGCCCCAAGGCACCGGCTTCGTACTGGAGAGCAGCGAGCCGCTGGACTGGGCCTCAATGGCGATGGCGAGGGTCGCCCTGCGCAAGCCGGATGGTCGCGTAGACGGCCCCTGGAGGGCATCGAGAATTGACGAATACCGCATGTGGGTACCCTCACTTGGTTTCGTCCCCGATCTCTCCTGGACCCGTGAACCGCCGCATCTCCTGTTCGGCCGCATCCACCCGGTGCTGATCACCGGCGTGGACCCGAAGGGCCTCGAGAGCTGCTCCGTCCGCGGCGTGAACTACGACGAGCGGCTCTACATCAACGACAGCGCCACCGCGCCGCCTGAGGCGGTCTGACCGCCAACACACCATCCCCATGAAGAACCCCGCCCAGTGCGGGGTTTTTGCTTTCTAGGAGCAACCATGCCCTTCCGATACAACACCATGAATGCGGTTGAGCCGGATGGATCGTCCGACTTCCGTGATGCCCACGACAACACCGGCAACCTTGACCTCGCGATGAACGGGGCGGCACTTGCATGGACGGACCGTCTCGGTCGTTCTAAAAAGTCCTGGGTAGGCATCGAGGATCAGGTAAACACCTTCCTCGCCCGATCTGGGTTCGAGTTGCCACCGTTGCAGTATGTTGACGGCACCCCGCTTGTGGTTGACTCGCCCGCCAAGCTTATCCAGCGCGGCGGGAACCTCTACAGCGTCAAGCTGCCGGCATCGTTCCCCGTCGAACTCTCCGGCACCTGGTCCGCCGACGAGCCTCTGCTCGTATTCCGCAACGACCAGTCGCTGCGCCAGGAACTCGCAGGGCAGGACAGGGACGCGGTGCTCGGCTGGAAACGGAGACAGCTTTCCGCGTCGATCGACACCATTTATCAACTCGCGGACTCTATTCCCATTCGGGTCTGGGAGTTCGCGGAGCTGGTCTCTGACAAGCCGTCGCCTGACCCGTCGACTTGGAACTGGACGCCGGCATTCCAGGCTCTGATCAGCGCTGCACAAGCAGCCATCGCAGCAACTGGCAAACCGGTGTCGGTGTTCATTGGGCCAGGTAAGTTCCAGATCACATCCGTCCAGATGTTTTCTGACATCCATGTGTTCTTTGGTGGCGCCGAGATAGTTGCTCACCCGAGCTCGGTCGATGCGCTTCGTATATTCGACGCGCGAGGAGAGCTTAACAATCTCGGATTCTATGGCCCCGGTACTATCAACGGGAACAAAGACAGTTTCGATGTAAATCATCGACAGCATGGAATTGCTCTGGTAGCGGACAATGTCATTGTTCGAGACTTGACGATTATCAATATCGGCTCAACTCCCGTCACCTTCAGTATGGGTGATGCAATCATTATTGAACCAACAATTCCCGATGTTGGGTCTGGTTTCCAATGCAAGAACATTATGATCACTGGGTGCACATTCAGGAATATTGAGCGCCAGTGCATTACGCTTGAGTCAGGAATAAACGTCAGAGTTATCGGAAATGCCTTCTATGACTCCACATATTCAGCGGTTGATCTTGAGAATGCAGGGACAACTATCGGCGATATCGATGGATTCATTTTTGCCAATAACTATGTAGAGAATGTGAACTACGGGGTGACCTCAGTCAGTGCGTTGCAGCCGAATGCGCTTCGGAACGTTCTTTGCGTAGGAAATATTTATAAGAACGTAATCGATGCCTATAATTTTAGGGCGTGCACCAATGTGAAGGTAATCGGGTGTATTGCGACAGGAGTTAGCCGGTATGGCGTATTCGCTTATAGCGACAGCAATACCCAGGCATTCGATATTGAGGTTCACAACTTCACTTGCGAGGGAGGTACGCATGGGATTCGGGCTCAGCGTGTGGGGAGTGGGCAAATAACCCGAATGCATGTGAAGGGCAACAAGATCAAGAATACTTCTGTTGCTGCAATTGCAGCAGAGTACACTGCAGGATTGGTTGTAAATAACAACGAAATTCTAGTCAACGCTGGTCGTGGAATCTCTGTTACAGCATGCGCTTCCCCTGACGTGAGTGACAATAGGGTGCTCGGAGCTGTTGCGATCACTGGAAACGCCATTACGTTTGATGGAACAACTACCAACCCGATCCAGGGAGGAAACACAATCACGAATTTTTCGGTAGGTATCTCTTGCGTTGCCTCTCCAGTTACGAACATAGCGGAGAAGGCTGCAAATATATTCACCAACGTTGCTACCCCTTACTCGGCGTCGGTCGGAACCTACTGGAAAGGGAAATTTCGTGGCTCGTTCACCATGGCTGCTGCGGCCTCCATGAACGTTCCGGATGTACGGATAAATACGGCATCTGCTGTGAACCTTGTCCCTATGAATTCCGCAGCGGCATCTCTTGATGCAGGATCGAAGAAGCCCTGGGGAAACCCTGCTGCATCCTCCAACAACTCACAGATCAGAATTCAAACTGCGGATGGAGGTGCAGCGACCGGAACAGAGGTTTACAAGTACGAGATAATTAACGACTAAGCCATTGCAGGTTTCGGCTTGGCAAGAGCGTCACTTATATTCTTGCCAAGCCGTATTGCTGGCTTCTCAAGTAGGTAATGGATCACCGTAGATACGGCTATTGTCACGAAGACAAGCATGAAGAATCTGGAGAAGCCAGATGTTGCAACCCATAGAGGGTTTGCGTATTTCGGGATCATGGAAACGATCAGATAGTGAGAGAGATACATCGAATAGGATATCTCGCCGAGGAAGTGCAGCGTTTTATTGGGGCGAATTTCGTGCGATTTCTGATATGCGACAACTCCAAGGAACAGGAGAATGGACCACGTTCCGAAGCCCTGAGGGCCGAAGCCTGCTGAGTTCTGAGACGTGAAGAACACGATAAAAATTCCAATGCCGGAAAGCAGGACAGCCGAAGCGGCAGTCTTGCTTATCTGGTGCCGAGAAATGAAAAGTTCAGCCGCGACCATTCCGACTATGAACTCATAGAACATTGTGGATGATGCAAACCTAGCGAGATATGCAAATGGCTGGTCAACCGCATAGTTAACGGAGCGGGACGCGGTGATCCATAGCGCGCCGTCGAGCGCTAGTTGTAAAACGACTATCTGAAGCGCCAACGCAGCACAACAGATTGCGGTACGCCATCTGTGGCTAACATACATAGCTGCGCAGAAAACAGCGTAGAACCACAGTTCGTATGTGAGCGTCCACGCCGGGCCGTGTATGTTGAAACCAAACGTCGGGGCGCCCATCGAGTAGTCGCGGTTGAGGGGGATCGTTGCCCGCGCTAGGGTTAGGAAATCGGTCTTTGCGTATACCGTCATGCCACCGACGATCATCGTAAGTATTAGGAGCGGATATATACGGAAGATCCGTCTCGCTGCGAAGTCGAGCGGATTCGCGGCTCGTTTGCTTTTCGTTGCGAATACGATAATGAAGCCGCTGATCATGAAAAATATGTCGACGCCTACTGCGCCACCGCCGAACAGGTTCGAGCCCAGGGCCTTCTCTGCATAGACGTTGTCAAGCACGAATCTGAAATGAAACAGGACAACGACCAGCGCGGCAATGCCGCGCAAGTATTGAATTCCGTAGAGCATTTCTTTCCCTTCTGCAAATGCGCGGATCAGCCGCGAATGATACCGGCTGTTTGGGTTGAACGTCATGCCCGCTTCGACGCGGGCACCATTGGAGAACTACATGCCCATCACTGAGCAGCAACTGCTGCGTATCTTCCCGAACGCCGGCCCTCGCGCCGGCGTTTTTGTTGGGGCGCTGAACCGCGGGATGACGCGCTTCGGTATCACGTCGCCTGTGCGTGCGGCGGCTTTCCTGGCGCAGATCGGGCACGAGAGCGGCCAACTGACCCACCTGGTGGAGAACCTCAACTACAGCGCGCGCGGCTTGGCTGCGACCTGGCCGAGCCGATACCTCGGCGCCGACGGCCAGCCGAACGCTCTGGCGCAGCGCCTGGCCCGGAACCCCCGGGCCATCGCCAACAACGCCTACGCCTCGCGCAACGGCAATGGCGACGAGGCGTCCGGTGACGGCTGGCGGTACCGCGGGCGCGGCCTGCTGCAGATCACCGGCCGGTCGAACTACCGCGCCGCTGGCGCCGGGCTGGGCCAGCCGCTGGAGCAGGAACCCGAGCTTCTCGAGCAACCGCAGTGGGCGGCGATCTCGGCGGCCTGGTGGTGGTCGACGCACGGCCTGAACGACCTGGCCGACCGCGGCGAGTTCGCAGCCATCACCCGCCGGATCAACGGTGGACTCAACGGCCATGCGGAGCGCCTGGCGCTGTGGGAGAAGGCCAAGGCGGTGCTGGCATGACCTGGCTCCTCAGCTACTGGAAGCCCCTGGCCCTGGTGCTGGCCGTGCTGCTGATGGTCGTCGCCGGCGCCAGCCTGGGCGCCTGGCTGACCGCCGGGCACTACCGGCCTCAGCTCGACCAGGCCGCCCAGGACCTGACGGCCTGTCGCGCGGCCCGGGGCAACCTGGAGTCCCTGGTAGGCCAGCAGAACGCAGCCATCGCCGGCCTGGCTGATCAGGCCGAGCAGCGCCAGGCGAAGGCCGCCCAGGCGGTTGTCGATGCTCAGCAGCAGGCAGGCCAGCGCTTCGCCGCCGCGCAGCGCCTGCAACAGGAGCGCGCCGAGGGTGATCAGTGCGCAGCGGCAGAGGCGGTCATCGACAAGGAGCTGGGGCTATGAAACTGCAGGCGTGGCGAAAGACTGCAGGTGCAGCGATTTCCGGCAGGTGCAGCCGAAAGGTGCAGGTGGTGCAGGTGCTGGGGTTGGTGTTCGCGCTGGCGGGATGCGCCGGCCGGCAGGAAGCCGAGCCGCGCACGGTGCGCGTAGATGTGCCGGTGGCGGTGCCTTGCCGAGTGCCGGCGGTGGAGGTGCCGGCCTGGGCGGCGGCTGGGCTGCGGAAAGGCGACGACCTACAGACCAAGGTCCGTGCGTTGCTCGCCGAACGCTTGCAGCGGATCGGTTACGAGGCGCAGCTCCTGGCAGCGAATCAGGCCTGTCAGGATTAGGAGTAGACTACGGCCTTTTCCTACGAGGGCAGGGCATGCTGGTCATTCGATTCAAGGGCTGGTCGGTGAAACTCGACCACCAGGTGGGCAGCGCTGGGAAACATGGCATCTGGTCGTTTCACGGTTCGGAGAGCAGCTACGTGCCGGACATGCAGACGATTCTCCGGCATGCGGCGATCCGGCCTGCGGAGCCGAAAGATGGCGCTGAAGTCGAGGTATTCATCTGTGATTCGAGAATGCCGCAGGATGAGTGGCGTGCCATAGGGACGGGCGTAGCGGCTTACGAGGCCGAGCGCTGAGGCTCGATCAACTGCGGCCCCTGGTTCCTCACGTTCCCCACGTCGCGGCTTACCGGATACCAGGTGAACGCCTCGCTCGGCTCGCCTTGGTTCAGCGCGATCTGCTCCGCGCGCTCCGGTGTTGTCGCCGGGTCAATCCACTCCCGGGCCAACTCTGGCGGCAGCACAACTGGTCTCCGGTCGTGAATATCGACCATGCCGCCGGCGCTATCGGCGGTGATGATGACGAACCCATGCTGCTCGGCCTGCTCAACCTCGAGCCCGGGGAACTGGCCAATCGCGGCGCAGAGGATTGGTGAGCCGTCGGCGTGCTGGATGTGATACGGCTGTTTCCGCGTGCCGCCTTCGTCAACCCACTCGAACCAGCCACTGATCGGCGTCAGCGCCCGGTGTTTCCAAGCCGCGCTGAAGAAGCGTCCATGCGCCACTTTCTCGACCCTGGCGTTGATCGGCGCCGCGCGATCACGGGCCCAAAACGGCCTCCATCCCCATCTGATCGCCTGGGCGACCAGGGCATCGCCCTCAAGGCGCAACGTCGTCACCTGGGTTGACGGCGCAACGTTGTAGCGCTCTGGCTGTTCGCCGACGAGGTTGACCAGGACGTTGGGCATCGACAGCGCGTCGACGAACTCGTGCAGGCCGGTGTACTGGCTGAGCCTTCCGCACATTATGGTGCCTCACACAGTGGACGCAGACTTCATGACCAGATAGACGCACATCGCTATACCTGCCGCGAGCAGCATGCCTATGGCAATGAAACTGATCTTCATGAAATACCCTCGTTGTGACCTGCGATGAGCTGCTGATTGCAAAGAGGGGAAGCAGCAGAAAGTGGAGACTCCGGGAGGTTGGGCAGCTCCCGGAGTTTCCGTGACCATAGGAGAAAGTCGCCCAGATAAGGCTAGACATGTTTCGCTTTGAGGCAAGCGAAGCGGCGCGGTATGGGCTATCGCCGGAGAGGGGCTATGGCGGCCAACGCCACGGCCTGAAGTCATCAGGGATCTGCTCGACAAGCAGCAGCGTCCCGCCTGCGTCGAGTTCGATCTCCAGACCGCGCACAACGCCGGCGCGCTCAAGCGCCTGGCCCAGGCGCAAGTATGTTATCCCGTCCAGGGGATCCCGGCCGAGGTAGCCCAGCCGCTGTCGTGCGGGTGCGGGCCCGTGGTAGATGCCCTCGTCGTCCACGCTCCCGACGACGGCGCCGCCGTCGAGCACGTCGTAGCAGCAGTCAGAGCAGTAGTGCGTCTCGCGCGTTATGCCGTGCTCGATCGCCCATGAGTACATGCCGAGGGCGTCGGTGACCATGTCGTGGCGGTCCTGCAACCCCACGATTCCGCACTGGTAGAGCTCGTTGGCCTCGGCGACCAGGTACAGGTACTGCTCATCCGCGGTGTACAGCCAAGCGGCATGCTGCCGCATCGCTGCAAGCCATTGTGTGACGCGCTGATGGTGGCAATGCCTAGGGTCGGAGTAGGGCATGGGAATCTCCGGCGGACGAGTGGGCCGGAAATTATGCTGTATGAATATCCAGCATTCGAGGGCGTCCGACGAGCGGAGAGTGGCGCTCAGGCATGTCTGGAGAAGGGCGAAATCATTTCCGCAATTTAAGAATCGACCCAGGCAGCAAGCGGCATCCATCGAAGGAAAAATGTCTGAATTGCGGAAACGAAATCCAGCCGCAACCCGCATAATCCTTGAATTCAGCGATAGACTTGAAAACTTACGTTCAGGCCACGCGCGAACGACGGAAAGTGTAGCAAAAACAACGTGTTATAAAGACTCTCCTGGCGACGGCTTTAGCGCCGTTTAGCAGATTCTTAGCACGTCACAGAATTAGGTGGGTTGGCAGAGCGGTTGAATGCACTAGTCTTGAAAACTAGCAAGGATGTAAGTCCTTCCAGGGTTCGAATCCCTGACCCACCGCCAAAACGAGAGCCCCGAGCCGCAAGGTTTCGGGGCTTTTTCTTTGCCTCCTGACTCAATAAACTCGTGCGCAGTAGATCGACTACACGCACCAAGACGACGTTCTGCGCACGTGTTGATTGTTTTATGCGCTGATGCGATGTATCATGCGCAAACATCATCACACGCGGAGCGCAACATGGCATTCAGAGCAGACGAAGCAGCACGGATCGGATATGAGCAGGTCGAGGCGTACCTTGTGCCACGGCCGCGAGATGCTGACGAGGCGGAACGGGCGCGGAGCAAAGAAGCGCTCCTGGACATCCTTGATGAGCTCGGCCCCGTGGTCGATGCCTATCCCACTTGGCACCCGCTGGTCTGCAATCACGACAGCCGCCACCCGACGACCACACCGAGCGAGCAATGTGGGTACAAAGGTCTCGACCACACGCGATTCTTCCGTAACGGGTTCATCACCTGCCCCTACGGTGACGGGCAGGAGGTCATCGATTCCGTGAATGCGCTTCCTTATCACCACGCAGCCGCTATCACGGCGGAGCGGCTGGATGTAAAGCTATACAACCCGAATGCCACGCCGATTCTGGTCAAGTGCGAGTGGCACAAGCCCCTTGATTCAGACGGAATGATCCCGCTGTCTATTGCCATGCCCCTGATCCTAGAGAAGGAGGTTCCGTGCTGGCACTGGGCAGAGGTTGCGGAGACGTGGGAGACGATGCGCCCCTACTTCCTTGGCCGACCCCACGGCAGCCGGTCGTCGCTGTTTGTGAGCCAAGAGACCGGGCAGGCGATCAAGAAGATTTGGAATGCGCTGATCTTCACGGGGATGTTCGGCCCCATCAAGGTCTAACAATACGGTCGTCGCGCTGCATATCAACGGTACTTCCGCGTCAGTCCAAAAAGTCGTTGCCGAGTCTCGGAGATGCGTCTTAGCGTTGCCCCATCTACAACCCGCACAGGAGCAACGACATGGAAGCCAAGACCTACACGAAACGCGAAAACGCCCGCCGCGCTGGTGTTGCCGCAGGGGTGCCCGCCGAACTGGTGGAAATCACCGTGCATAAGTCTGCGGAGGGCGTGCGCTTCGGCTGGAAGGCGATGGAGGCACCCGCACCCGCTGCCGAGGCTGCACCCGCCGACGCTGTGGTGACCACAAGCAAGCCGAAGAAAGCAGCCGCCCCGAAGGTGGAGCGCGTCGAGCAGAACGGCGTGAAGCGTCCCGGCCCGGGCAAATGCTTGGAGGTGTGGGAGTACCTAGACCAGCACGGCAACATGAAGCCGAAGGACTTGCAGCCGGTTGCTGAGGCGAAGGGGTGGAACATCAACAACGTCCAGATCGAGCTTTACCAGTGGCGCAAGTTCAACGGCATCAGCGGGCGCGCAACCGTGACGAGCTAAGAACTTGCTAGACGCCCCGCCGACTGCCCACCGAAAAGCCCGCCCAGCGGGCTTTTTTGTTGGCTATCGCAAAGCACGACCGCCTAACTCTGTGTTTGTTGTTCGACCTTCGCGGGCATGCGCTCCGCTACGGGCCGCGTGCCGTGCTCGCCAGTACCCTAGCGGCGGCAGTGTGGTGATCGTCGCCCCTGCCGCCCGCAGCGCTCGCGCAGCCGCGCAAACGACAACGGGTGCCAGCGGCACCCGTTGAAGGCCAGGTCGCACGGGTAGGAGTGGCCCCGTTCCTGACTGAGTCCGTTTGATTTACGTCCAACGGTTTTCGATGGGACGGCGCAGCTTCTCCGGGACTGCGCGCCACTGCACCGCTGACGACGATAAGGGCGGTGCAGGGTTTTTCAGATGCCGTCGTCGTCTTGCCTGCTCCTGCATCCTTGCCGGTTCGGTTGCGGCGTGCAGAGACGCAAGCGCAACACGTCCTCCGACCAGAAAAGCTGACCACAGCGCATGCACTTCCGCCAGCCGACATAGCGCACCACGCGCGGCGGCTTGTGGTCAGCATCAAGCACGGGTTCGCGCCGCGCTCCGTCGTCCTGCGGCCACATGCGAGGCTCTACGAAGCCTTGGAAATTCGGCTTCATCGCAGCAACCCCCAGCCAGCAGTCCCGGCACGTGCGGTGCCGTCGTCGATCCACTTCATCAGGCAGTGCAGCACCACAGGGCCATCAACCGGGCACATGCGACCGTCCGCAATGGCAGCGCTGAGCGTGTCGCTGACCCAGCCGCGCATCTCGTCGCTGGCACCTTGCGAGCGCTCCAAGTGCTTGAGGCGGGCGAGCATGCCCTTGGCGCTGCTGATGCTCATGTGGTTACTCCTGCGACTCGCGCAGTGCCGCGCCCAGCTTGACCGCGCGGAGCAGGTTCAGCGCGTCGCTAGTCTCGCGGGCTGCATGCGCCTCGATTCGGCGCTGCTGAATCTGTTGCAGGTCGCTGGGCGTTACCGTGTGCTTGACGGGCGCGTTCTCGCGCGGGTCGGTGTGCAGGTTCTTCATTGCAGGGTTCCTTTCATCGGGCCGAGGTTCTGCAACAGGCGCGCGGCTTGCCAGCGCACGGCAGGGTCGTCGCAGTTCAGGATGGCGGCATAGCAGGTATCGACAATCAGCTTGAGATCGGCTTGCCCCTGCGGCGTGTAGATCAGGGGCGCGGGCTTCGGTTGCAGCCAGCCTCCCGGCGTGAAGTTGTAGGTCATTGCTTTTCCTCCAGCGCTTGCAAGCGCGCTTCCAATTCATCAACGGCGCGGATGCCCGCAACCGACTGGATGCAGTCGATGAGCAATTTGCCGGTCTCCGGGTCAATCGCGCCTTCCGCCACCGACGCGAGCACTTGGTTCGCTTGCTGGTGCAACGGCGCATCCGGGGTCAGTTCAAACGTCACCTTTTCAGCGCGGGCACGGAGCGGCGGGGACAGGCGTTGCAGCACCATGTTGGCGGCTTGCATGTCACCTTCCAGCGCAGCGTTCATGACCACACGGGCCACCTCGCTGCCGTCCTTCTCGAATTCCTCAGCGATGACGTTTTTCTTGTTGCGTGAGCCGACTGGCCGCCCCTTCGGGTTGCCGCTCTGGCCGGGTTGCCAGCCCTTGGGCGGCTTGTTGGGTTGCGGAGTGAAGCCCTGCAACCATTCAGGCTGAACTGTCTCTGTCATTTGATGGTTTCCTGTTGATTGCAGGTATCAGCAGCGTTACTCGCCGAACTTGAGGGCGGCCAGCGCTTTGTCGTTGCCTTGGCGAAGCTCCTGCACCTTGCCCCAAGTGGAGCCCATCGCTTTCTCGACCTCTTTGAACAGCAGCGCACCGCGTTCTTCGATAGCCGCCTTTGCGTTACGCACCGCCTTGAGCTTCGTCGCCACTTCCGGGGTAGCGCGCTCGTGCCAAAAGCGGGTGTAGGTCTTGGCGAAGTTGGCATCGAGGCCCGACAGGTAGCTGGGGGCACCCAGCACCGCGCTGACGGTAGTGTGGTCACCCGCGTCGATTGCCTCTTGAATGAACTTGTGGCGTTCCTCGGTCGTCATGTCTTTAACGAACTTCCGAATCTCGCCGGAGATACCCACACTGGCGCGGGACTCAAGCGGCTGCGACAGCTCCTGCTCGAAATGCGCGATCTGTTTATCCAGCGTGGCGCGCACGTTGTCGAACTTCTTGGCGAGCCGTTGCTGTTGCTTGTAGGCGGCATCGGATACGGCCAGCACCTGCTGCCCCTCCGACCAGGCTTGATTCTTTTTCGCAGCGTCGCGCCCGTCGTGCAGCCTGCCGAGGGTGATATAGGCATCGTCCAGCGCTTCGAGCGCGGGGGCGAGGATGGGGGCGGTCAGTTGCTCGTCGTATCCGTCAATGGCCTTGAGGGTTTCGGCGTGCAAGCTGGGGGTAATTCTTGAATCGACTGGCGTGGGCATGGTGAAAACTCCTTGATAAATTGCGGCGCGGCTGCGCATGTGCAAAACGGTAGGACTATCAAGCGAAGGTCCGCAAGCAAAAACAAAACAAAAACAACGGCTTACAGTTCTGAAGTAAGCGCGGAACAGCTAAGTTCATGTTTGTTGTTCGTTGTTTTGCCTGTGTGAGCAGGTGCAGCCATTGGCTTGCCATGCCCCGTGGAGGACAATGACGAGCACCTAGACAAAGGAGGGGATATGGGGAAAAAGAAGAAGCAAGCCCGCAAACCGTATGAGGAGCGCACTGAACTTGAGAAAATCCAATCTCAATGGACAAAGCTAAGCGGATTGCATAGTCGGGAGGACTGGTCTGCTGCGGTCGTGCGTGCCGCAACGGCAACTGAATTGGCGGCTACCCTTGCCATCAGAGCCGAGTTTGCAAAACGCAGTCAGCTCGACGCGGCATTCATTGATGGACTGCTCAAGTGGGCAAATGGACTGACAGGCAAGCTAGACAAGTTGCTCCTGCCGCTGCTTAAGGGCGACGATAACCACAAGGCCGTCAGCGACCTGTGCAAGCTGGCACGCAAGATCAATGACAAGCGGAACGACATTGCGCACCGCGGCACGTTCTGCAACGAGAAGCAGGCAACGGAACTGATCGGGCACTGCAAGACCTTCGTGCGGGGGATCGTCCAACTCTACGAGCCGGACTTTGAACTGAAGGAGCTTTGCACCCGCGAATGACGATGTGTTAGCGGAATAGTGCGGCTAGTGCGTTAGTCGGGGTGCAGGGGTCGCCAAATACCCCGCCAGCCTTTACACATACACACCCTCCACTAACACACTAACAACAACTATTTTTTGTTATGTAAATGCTTGCTGCGCAAGGGTTTGGGGCGTTAGTCGCCCCGCCACTATTGGGCGCTTGCACGCTAGCACTGTGGTCATCTAGTCCTTCCACAGCTTCATTGCCTCCATCGCTTCCTCGCGTTGCTTCGAAAAGTCGAATTGAACGACGCGATATGCCTTCCCGAGGTAGCTGTAACCTTCGCCTACCTTGGCGCGATCCACCTCCTGCAACTTGCCACTGGAAACAAGGCTTCTTAACGTAGCTTCCAGCGCGTAGGTAGCCCCCAACTTATGACCTGAAAACGGCGCGAGCTTCTGCGTCATTGGTTGCAGGTAGGCAAGAGGCACGATGGAATTGAGTCGCATGCTCTCGAAGGACTTTTGGTAGCGCTCCGAGACCTTCTCCTGTATCAAGAAGCGGCGGCACACGTCCAAGACCTTTTGCTCCCGCGCGCTGTCATCGGTGCCAATGTCGCCGCTGTCGAGGCGCTTGCGGAATAGCTCAATGTCTCGCCGCACCAGCCCAAGCGCCCAACTGATATGAGCCTCATTGACCCAAGGGTGAGTCGGATTGTCGGCTGCTGCCAGTAGGCAGGAGATACGCAAGACCTTCAACCCTGCGCGGTTCCACATCTGACGACGCGATTCGTCCTTGGTCGCATTGATTTCTGCGTCGCATTCATCCTCTAGTTCGTCGTAGATGCGTTGTGCATCTGGGGTGAGGCTGACGCACAGGTATTGATTCTTCACGTCCCAATCGAATGCCAGCCCTGCCAATGCTGCAAGCGCATCAACAAGGTCAGCGCTCGGTGTGGTTATCTGATGCGGGTTCCTCGGTGGGCGCTCACCGTCGTATTCGACAACAGTGAATCGAGACATGAAGCCGTCAGCCATCATGCTTGGCGTGATCGACTCAAAGAAGGTGCCCGGTGTCGTCTCGCCAAGCACGCTGTATGCAACGTCCGTGTTGATGGTGGCGTTGTTGTCCTTGTTGCTGTAACCGATCCCCCCTGCAATCGAATTCGGCCCAGACTTTTGATACAGATTCGTCATGACCGTGCGCAGGGTCGAATATGGCCCATCCTTGTCTGATGCCATCTTCTCGAACTTCTTACCGAACTCACCGACGACATTGACGAAGCATTGGTTCATGGCGACGTACTTCAACAACGCAGGCCCGGAGGCGAAGTTATCGAAAGATACGTGATTGCCTGCGGTGGGTAGCTTCGCTGAAATTGCACGTACGAGCGTCCCGATGCCCTTGTGCATTGCTTCCTTGCCGATTGCGCTACGCGCAACGAGCATGATGTAGAGGTTGAGTCCTGATTCCGTGCCAGTGACCCAGCGACGGCCACAAATACCAGCCAGCAGACCCAGAGCGGAGACGACCGCCACCTCGGGGACAGGGCGCGGGGCTGCGTGGTAGATGAATTGCGCGATCCGCCCGACAAGTCCCGGTGGCCACCCAAACGCAGGGGGCGGCAGTGCTGACGTGGGCGGCTGCGCGGCGGCTGGGGCCGCGATCGGCAGCGCGCCAGTGCTACCCCCTTGGCTCGCTTGCTGCGCTGCCCGTGCGTGGTACGCCCGCACGGCGTCGGCCTCTACCTGATTCCAGTGCTCAAGCGCCTCGGCAAGATCGGCCTGCAAAATATCAGAGCCGCCTGAAGCGGCATGCCCTACAGTGTGTTCGTCCATTGCAGTTGTTTCCTCTTAGCCCGCCCTGATCCGGCGGGCTTTTTGTTGATCGGCTGGACTTGCGCTAGACGGCGCCGTCCCATTGGGCGCGGCATCCGCGCTGCTGTTCTGTTTGCGCATAGACGACCGCCTGTTATGGACTTAGGCGGTCGCGATTTGCTGGCTGGTGCTGGTGCGTGCGCCCGACGCGAGCCATGCGAGAACATCGCGCTCGGCGTAGAAGACGCAACGGGTGCCGGGAGGCGTGAAGAAACGGGGGCCGGTGCCCTTGTGACGGTGCTGCTCCCAAGTGTTGCGAGCAAGCCCGGTCAGATCGACCAGATCGTCAGTGCGCAGTGGGCGCTTCTTGGGGGAGTAGTTGAACAGCTCGCAAAGCTGCTCGAAGGACATGTTGTCGGTTTGCATGGGCAGTGCCTCTCAGCAAGCCCACCGATGCGCAGATGCAAAAAGGGCAGTCGGTGAGCGAACCGCATCGCTTTACCGATGCCAGTTGCCCGCCGTCTGCCCATGCAGCACTTTTCGTTGATCCGCCCCGGCGCATTGCGCGACGTGACGGAGAGGCGAGGTGTGTTAGGGGTAACTGTAAAACGCTTGTCGTAGTCTTTGCAAGCTGTTGTTGCTGTTGATATTTTTGGGCTTGCCCGATTTTCTCAAGCACGCAGCGGCACCACGTTCGCGCCGTTCGCCTTCGCTGCCTGCTGCTCAATCCAGTCTGCGATGCGCTGCACTTCGGGCTTGAGATATTGCAGATGCGAAGTCTCAAGGTAGTGCTTGGCGGTCACACCGCGAGGCACATGGTTCGTCAGCAGCTCGATCTTATGCAGATCAACTCCGCAGTTCGCTACACCGAACGTCGTGAAGGTGCGGCGCAGGTCGTGCGGCGTGATCTTCGTGCCCGCTACCTCGCTGACCTTCTTCATGGTGTCGCGCGGGTCTTTGATGTGCCCAGCCTTGCCCCAGGACGAGAACACGAACGGGCTACCCTCCACGCGCTGGCGTGTGGTCAGCAACTGCACCGCCTGCGTGGATAGCGGCAGCCAGACGGGGTTGCGGTTCTTCGGATCAGGCAGGTGCCACCAGCCTTCATCAAGGTTGATCCTGTCCCATGTCAGCGCCGCCGCTTCGCCAATGCGCGCACCAGTGAGCACGAGGAAGATCACAAGGTCGATGCTTGCCAGCGTGTCACGGTTGTAGGCTTGGTCACGCCACTGCTGGAGGGCTGACCACACGGGGCCAATCTTCGATTCTGGGATGCGGGTCTTGCGCTCGGGCAGCGTCACCCAATCGTCTTTGAGCACTGCCACGGGGTTGTGCAGGATCAGCGGGGTGCCGTCTGCGCGCTTGTACCTGCGACCAGCGAAATTTATCAAGGCGCGCAACACGCTGAACGCCTGCACCGCTTGACCGGGTGCCGGTGCTTTGCCGCGTAGCCCCTTCGTCAGAATCTCGTTGTAGCGCTTGCGGCAGTCGTCTTCGGTGATGCCGGTGATGGGCTTGTGCTGCCATGCCTCAAAGGTTGTGGTCACATGCCGTTCAATCTCGCTCTTGCTGCTGTCCTTGAGCTTGCCCGGTCGCCCCATATAAGCGTCCGCGACCTGCCGCAGCGTCACCCTAGTTGCTTCGTCGGCCTTCTTCACGTCGCGCGGGTCGATGCCCTCGCGCATACCTTGCAGTACCTTCCGTGCCTTCTCGCGCGCCTCGAACTCTGTCCATTCACCGAAGGGGCCAATCGTGAAGCAGACGGCCTTACCCAGCACCCGGCCTTGAGCAACGAACACACGCTTGCCCGCAGCGGTGACGCGCAGCCCGTAACCCTTGAGGGAATCGTCCCAGTGCATCGCATAGCCCTCGGCGGGCGGTTGCACCTTGTCAATAAACGTCTTCGTCAGCTTCGCCAT